GCCATTCTTAGCGTTGTACTCTGCCCTTCCTTTGGCAGTCATACCAGCGCCTTTGTCCGTAGGGTTGTAGGTTTTACCCTTCCCTACGGTTTTGTGCTCGATTGGTTTATCGTGCTTTTTCATTTAGGCAACTTCTTCGTCCTCGTCATCTTCTTCCCACTCAATCTCGTCTTCAGCAAAAGCTACAAGCAAGTCAGCCAACTCTATCCAATCTGTTGTTTCAGGACCGACTTGGTCAATAGCGTAACGTGCAACTTCGTATCTGAATTCTCTGTCTGTAGTCTCAAACATAATCACTCCTCTAGAATGGCGCATATATCTGCTTCTTGAATAATTTGATAGTCTTGACCGTCTATCCTCTGAACAGGCCAGTTAAGATAATCACCGTTCCCATACTTAATAAAGTCACCAACCATTGCCTGATCGACCAATGGCCCAATAGCAACAATAGTACCTTCATTAAAGGGTTCTTTATTATCAACATAGATTATGTCAGATATGTTTCTGACCAACGGCTTCACAACCACTCGATCTCGTAAAGGTTTAAGCATTTTTTGTTGGCCTCCCACGTTTCTTTGGCTCTTGGTAGATCGTTAAACTTGTTAGTTCCCTTGCCATGCTCTCAAAAGTAGGAATAGGCGTGGGTTCATCGGAATATTTTCTATTCTCGAATTCTCCACACCATTCGTTCTCATGTCTGTTTTGGTAAACAGGATACCTACGACATTGCCCTAGTGTATCTTTACCCAAGAAATAACGACATGACTTACAATGACTATCCATCACAACTCCTTTTGTGTTGGCTAGAAGCCCCTAAAAGACTGCAATCTTCTAGGGGTTTCGCTTTTTACATATCTTGAACGTGATCGTAACGCTTGTGATCGTAGCAAGATTCTTCTGAAACCTTACCCTTCATCTCACCCATGCGTCCATCGTGATGGCCCATGTGTGATGCTTCACGCATACCAATACCGTCTGCTTTACCCATGCCAACTCCACCTTCGATGGGCATCTTACGCTCACCACTTGTGTCGCTGCTCAAAGCTCCCTTAGGAATCTTCTCACCAGATGCGCCAGGCACAAACTTCTCTTTGTCCATTTTGGGAACGCTAACCTTTTTATCACCAGTCATATCTGATGACATAACGCCCTTAGGCATTTTTTCCATTTTTGGATAACCCATTTTTAATTCCTTTGTTTCTTTGCAAAAAACACTACTCTTGTAGCACTTTTACTATATCACAAATCAAAATGGAATACTACTATCCTCAAACTGCTCTTTTGGCTTGGGTACGTTTAAATATGCCCAACCATTCCAATGCTCATCAGTCAAAGGCATAAGGTCTAGTTTTAACATCAATCCATTCTTGGTGTCAATGACCGACCCAATTCTTTGGTATCTGTTCTTTTTCTCACCGTTTGAATTGGTATAAGACCCAACAATTGCGGTCACTTCATATTGCGTTCTTGACATTTAAACTCCTTAAAATGTTTACTTTTTCACTAACTTCTAACAAAAACTGTCTGATTTCTTCTTCCAATGACTTGGCATAAAGTTGCTCTAAGTTCAATCTTTGGATGTAAAGCTGCAAATCTTCAGGCATCCTCGGATCAAAACTCACAAAATCACACCAAGTCCGACCTGTACACAACATCTGCCACACCATTTGAGGCACATATTTGTCAGGAATCTTGTTCTTGACCAATGTGTCAATGTGGGTAGCTGAGTTAGGACACTTAATCTCTATCAATCCATCCCCTGCAAAGCCGTCAGGAGAAGCCCCAGACATCTCAATCGTTGGATGGTCAATAAACCCTACCTCCTCAACCAAAATGCCCTTGTGAAGCTCATATGCAGCTCTAGCAAGTGGTTCTGTCTCAGTACCCCATTGCATCGCAGCGTTGGTAAACCCCTCGCTTGGCTTATTAGTGAGTCTTTCAACCACCAACTGTGCCATATAGTTCTCACGACTTGCTGAGTACCCTGATTTGGTCTTGGCTATGACATCTGCAACCCTTGAGGCCGTAACTTTGCCTAAACGTTGTAAATGCCATGCCTCCGTTCTTTGTTCTACATCACTCATTTTTTTCCTTTAATTTGGCTTCAATGTCTTTGGCAAAATTCCATGCAGACCCCGCAGGAATGCGATAGTCAATAATGTATTCATCCTCGACTTCCGCAATCTCCTCATCCGTCAGTCCTACCCATGTGCGCTGTGGTGCAACATAATTTGGCCCCGCCATGTGTTCGTGGAACTGTTCCCACGCCACAGGCTCATCTTTTGTTTCTAGTCCTAACCTAGATTTTTGATCGTACAAACCAAGCAAATAAGATTTTCTGTCTAATAATCCTTCTTTTGTTTCTAGTGCTTTTTTTGCTACCAGTTTGGCAAAATGTTCTAATTTATCTAGCCACATTAACCCACCACCAACATAGTCGTGAGGTAACTTTGCTTGTTTAGCCATTTCTATGATTTCTTCTTTAGTCATCAATAATCCTTTTGTAAAGCGTATTCGTACAAACCCGCTTTAATATATCGTTTGTTGATCGTGTAAGCCCCAAATCTAGGTTTCCTAAGATTCCTCAACTGAGCACTTACACTTGCTTCAGGGTCACCAGTAATCTCGCTTAACTGTTTAAGCGTATACCATCTCCCATCGTTGATAGCTTCTTTCACTCGCAATAGTTGACCTGTTAGCCTTTGACTATCACGCTCGTGATCGTAGTCAGCGCCATCAAATATCAGTTCGCTTTGAGTCATCTGATACATAGCTAATCCCAACATAGTCAATATCGAGCTTGTCCATCTTCTCATCGTAAAAAACAATGTGTGCAAAGTCATCAGGCTCAAACTGGTGAACCATTTCCATGTAAGACACAATCATTTTTATCAACTCAGGTTTGTTTACGTTAATTCTCATTTTCTGTCCTTTAATATATCTGCTGCCAATTCATCGTAGTAATACTGCGACATCATTTCTTTCAACAATTTGTAAAACTCTCTCTTTTCCTCAGATTCAAACGTATTGAATTCATCCGTAGGTTTGACCCACAATTCACCGTTCTTATTCAAGTCAACATTAAATAATCTCATCCCATTCCTCCGTTTCTTCACATCGCTCGCAACCAGGGTGCTCTGGGTCACGACAATGTGGTGCTCTGTTTAACAAATATCTGTAGTTTCTCTGTGCTTGTTCTAGCATCCTGTACTCGTGTACAACATCTTCGTCAATCATTTTTCTCTCGCTTTCATCATTTCATCTGCCAATGTGTATGAATCTAATGCAATAACACTTGCTGGCACATCTTCATAATCAGGACGGCTATTCATTGACTGCATAGCAAGACCAGCAAACCAATCTCTCAAATCCATTCCATAATTGGTACAAGTAGCAACATGACCATCAATAATTTGGTCATAAGTGTGTGGAAATGCTTTCATTTGAACTTCGCTTTCATTTCATCTTTGGTTGCAATAATCTTTTTTTGCCATACTGCGTCACCTTGAGCTGCTTGGTAAGCGTCCTTGTACGCAATCTGTAAATCGTTCACGTTGCTAACACTCTTGATGTTGGTAATGTGATCTATCATTACATTCTCGTTCACCGTAGTCTTACGCACCGCAGCGTTGCCGTCATCGTCTTCAGGAGCTATGCCACAAGCAGACATTAGCGAATAGCGTCTTGCATAGGTCAGGGCAGACCCAAACCCTTGGGCATCGTGTTTGTTGGCAGGGATAAATATATCTCCACATTCAAGCATCTCACCACTCTCATGGAGCAATACGGTCTGTACATTAACTCCAGCATCGTTTGACATCAGTTTCTGAGTCAAGAAAATACCGTTGTTATTCAGACCATCAATCACCGCCTCAATACACGCAGACAAGTCAGCATAGCGTGATTTAAAGTGCGGATTGGTAGATGTCTTTAGCGCAGGGCCAAACTCTTTTTGTGCCTTTACCAAGGCCGTTGCTATGTTCTTCATTCAGTCACCTTCATTAGTTGCTCTAGATCAGACAATGTGTCTTTGAGGATTTCTATTTCTTGAAACGCAGTTCTTAGGTAGCTCTCAAGCATACCAATGCGGTAGATATAGCCCATTCGTCTTGAATAGTCTGTGTCTTCTAGTGCGTAGTACATCTCTGCCAATTGCTTGGCATTGGCAATACAGTATTCAGCGTTCATGTTATCTCCAGAAGAATAAATCTAGAACTAAAACGAATAGTGCGGTTGCGTAGATGTAGGGAAGAACAACCTCAGACAATGGTTTTGTCTTAGCGGTTAATATGAACTTGATGAGTTCTTCTTCTGCGGTGATGGTGTGTGGTTTGCGTGGCTCGTAAAATTTACCGATCACGACTTTGCCTGTGTCAATCATAATGTTTCCTTAAAAGTCCCTTGCGGGCGTTAATCGTAGTAACTGTCTTCCTCTAGCTCTGGTTCACCGATACCATGCTCTCTCTCAACATCCCTAGCAAACTTTCTCCAATCCATTGAATGTCTGTACAAAGAGTATAAACGTTCGTCAGATAAAGGCGCTTTGGTCAGTCTGTTAATGATAGCTTGTTTTCGGTTAAGTTCCATCGCATATTCAAAAAGTAATTCCTGAATATTCTTCAACTCAAACTGGAGGCTTTCAACTTCTGTCATAGGTCACCTGTAGTCATTAGAGCTTGGTTAATTATGTACAAAGGATAAATCATCCCATGCTTCCAATTACTCAAAATCTGATTGGCTTCAGTCCTTGACATTGCGTTCTCCTTTTTGTTAACGCAAGTGAATGTTAAATCATTGTCAACATATTTGTATTAGGGATTACCCTAATATTAAATAAATTTACAACACTTTATGATGGAAAAATGGATTACCCAAAATG